CAAGTTTATGATTGCAGCGAGGCTTATTTTTCTTATCCTACAATTAATTCTTCTTTCAAAGAAAAAGTGTGGTGTACTGAATGCCATGAAGAAGTATTTATTCCGGTTAAAATAAAAGTCACCGTAGTTAAAGGCGATCAGAATGGCTAAATTTATAACCGATAAAGACCTGATAGCAGCGGCACGGCTACTGCATGAGCACTTCAAAAAAAGTAAACCGTGTAAAGTATATGGGTGTATCTTTAGAATGGGTGAAACTTGCATAATAGGCCATGACAGTATTGACGGATTTGTCTATCGCCCGGAAGATTGGGAGCTGGATAAATTGGAGGATAATATACCCTCATAATTATATGAGGTTTTTCCAGGGGTGTGGCTCGGTATTGGCTGCCCCCTGGTTTATTGGAGGAAGCGAATGAAGAAAGATTTTACCTTAACAGATGATAAGCCCTGTATTGTGATAGAGCAGGGAGAGATAAAGAGCGAGTTTTTAATCAGGACAATCACCCTATTAGAAATGCCGGAATTAAAAAAGGATTTTTGTGATTTTTACAGCAATATTGAGCTATACGCCAACGATGGGCTTGTGTGCAAAACTCTTTTATGGAATCGATACGCAGGGCGACCATACATAAACCAGAGAAATATTTTTCATGGGTTTTTTATCTGTAAACCCGGGACCGAAATTAAAATAAAAATGGATCCGGAAAACCAACCGGCGAAAACACTAACTATAAAAGGCGAGATAAAATATGAAATAACAGGGGGATCAGATGAAAGTAACGATTAAAGAAATTTTAAACGAGATTTGTTTTAATTGCGGTCTTTGCAATCATAAGTATAATTGCAGAACAATAGAAGATGCAAAACATGCGCTTCATACTCTCATAAAAAAGAAGCGCGCCGAGGAAAAACTAAAAAAACAAAATGACGACAACATGCAAATGCTACAGGAATTAACAGAGGTGCAGCAGAGCGCGCTTAGGTGTTCTGCATGGGAGTCGATAATGTCTGAATTGCCCGAGGAAGAGGAAGCCGAATTGGAGAAAGAAAACTTTTCCAGATTAAAAAAAGGCTTTCCTCCGGAAGTTTCTTTAACGCCTGAACATGAAGAGAAAATAAGACAGCTTAAGGAGTTGGAAGAGACTGCTGAAAAAAATTATCAGAACGCTACAGGGACCTTGGATTATATGGATGCAACAGGGACCCGGCTTAAATCAATCGGAGGACAGGGATGAATGAGCAAGAAAACGAGAAATATGTAGAGGTCGTAATTAAGATAAGAGAGGCGGAGAGACGGCCATTGCAAAAAATGGCCAATGCTATTGGCGGCACTTTTTCCGATGTCATACGCGGTCATGTGTGCTATCTCTCTCAATTACCGGATTATAAGACGGAAAGAATCGAAAAAGTATTCGAGACAATTGGAAGGCTTATGATTGCCCGGAAATTGACAGAGCAAATTGAGGAAAAAGGCGTATTGCCGACCGTCGCTCCCGATAGTTGATAATACGCATATGCGTTTTCTCCTAAAATAGGGATGTGGCCGGGTTTATATTCTGCCCCGGCCCTCCCTTAAGCCTTGGGTTTTTGTCCCGCGTAAACCCACCCACCCCCGCGCGGCTTCTTTTCCCAGGGCTTAAGGGAGGGATAGCATGCCTAATTACGCAGACCTACAGAGAAAACAAACCGCTGAACTGGAAAAGATGCTCCAGGGAACGAAAAAAGAATTGATTGACGCTTATAAAAAAGCTGCTGCCGATGTCAACAAGGAAATAGCTGAGTTGTATGCCAAATATCAAGAAAAAGGCGTGCTCTCCTATGCGGAGATCAACAAATACGACCGGCTTGCCAAATTGGAAAAATCCATCACCGCGATTATCAAGGATCTGAAAGGCAAGGTACAGAGGATCACAGGGAAAACCATGAAAACCGGGTATGAGGAATCATACTATTATAGCATGTACCTCACAGAAATGCAGACTAAAACCGGGATAGGGTTTTCAGCGGTGAACGAAAAACAGGTTGCCGCGGCGGTTATGTTGCCACAATCCGGGCTTACTTATATCCAGACCATCACGAAGAATTTCGCCGATTCCCTGGTAAAAATAAAAGCTACAATTACCCGAGGTATAATCCGGGGGGATTCATACAGCACCATGGCCCGGGAAGTGCGAGACCTGTTCGGGGGTAATTTAAAAAATGCAGAAAGGGTAATCAGAACAGAAACCCACAGAACTGCGTCACAAGGATCGGTTGACGCGTATGACGAAGCCGAGGAGCTTGGCGTAAAATCCCGGCGCATGTGGGTTGCTACTCTGGATAAGCGTACCAGGGAAATGCACGCCGAAATGGATGGGAAATATGCTGATAAAGATGGATATTTCACCCTGCCCGATGGAGTGAGAACCCGCGCTCCTGGACTATCCGGATACCCTCAGCATGACATAAATGATCGTTGCCGGGTGATCGCAGTGGTCACGGGATACGAGCCAACGGAAAGAAGGCAGGGCGGCGATGTTATAGAGTTTATGACGTATCCAGAGTGGAAGGAATTAAGGAAGGTTGCATAAAAGGAGTAGTGATGGAAGTAAAAATTATTCGCGATTTCGATATATTCCTTTATTCCGGAGATAACGGAAGAGGGCTTTTTTATATTGACAAGAAAATACCCGGAGAAACAAGAAAGAGAATTACTGAATACATGGATTCAAACCCTTCAATTAAGTTTTCCAGCGAGGATGTTAAAAAAACATTTCAACTTAGTTTTCCTGTTAAAACTACAATAACAACGCTGGGTATAATAATAGAGAACAGAAAAGCTTAACAAAGGTTAAGCAATAAAAAGCCCCTGTTAACCAGGGGCCTAGAATCATATTGTCTTTATCGCTTTCAAACACCCCCTTCCAGAAACGCACCCTCGACGGTATCCCACACTCGCGTACATGCGGCTTTATACCCGACCTCAAACCCGGCTCCATATGCTTTCATGCAATATAGCTCTATTTCTTCCTGTATTTTAATTTCGCTTAATGGCCTGATTTTTTCTTTTTCAAGCCATTCCTTGAAAAGTTCATATAATTCTTTATTCTCCATATTTTCTCCTTTCTATACTATAATCTATCACATTCCCCTTGAATTGTCAAGGATAAAATAAATAAAAGTGAGTTACCAGAGGGTTACCAGATACTTTTTCTTGACAGAATAGTAAACACGTGATAACCTATTATCTGTATAGCAAACTAATTATAAGGATGAACTTGCGTGCAAGGGCAGACTTGAAAGGTAAGAAATGATAACTGAACCGAAAAAAGGATTTTTCTATGCCCCCGAAGATGACGGAGGCGGGACCGGCGGTGATGGTAACACCGGAGACGGCGGGACGGGAGCGGGATCAACTGGAAACCAGGGGGCACCGAGCACCGACGCTGAGAAAAGACTCGCGGCCATGGAAGAAGCCATGAAGAAAATGCAGAGTAGTTTCGACCGGAAAAATACGGATTTTCAGAAACTTCAAAAAGAAAATGAAGAGCTGAAAAAAGCCGCCATGGACGAAGCCGAACGCCGGAAATATGAAGAGGAGCAACACAAAAAGGAGCTCGCCGAAAGAGAGCGGGCCATACAGGAAAAGGAATTTGCGATACAAAAAGCTCAAGTGATGGGCGAAAAGGGTATTTCTCCAGATCTGGGGAAAATGATTTCCGGGAACACGATAGAGGAATACCAGAAAAATATTGATTTAGTTTCTTCCCAAATTGAGGAAGAGGTCAAGAGACGTGTTGAAAAGGCGATTGACGAAAAACTGGGAGGCGCACCGCCCCCGGGTGGTGGCGGAGGCGGAACCCCGAAAGGGAAAGCCGCCCTCATTCAGCAATATAATGAAGCCGAAAAAAACGGCAATGTAACCTTAATGATGTCCCTTGATCAACAGATTAGAAATTTCAAGGAGTAATCTATTATGGCATATACAGACAGAGAGGATCTAAATTATCTTGGTCAACTCCGATTAATAGGGCAGAACCAGACGCCCTTTTATACGTTAATAGGGGGACGGGCGAAAACTTATAAAGCCTTTGAATTCCCGATTAACCAGCCTTACGAATTGCAGGCCGCAAGCCAGGACACGCAATCCGAGGCAACGGCAGCAGCAGCAGGAACCCCGGTGACCACAACCAGAGGGCAGGATAAAAACACCTGCCAAATCATGAAGAAAGATGTGGCGGTGTCAATTCCTAAGCAGTCCACGGCGGGCGAGTTTTCAGGGGTAACAATAGCCGGGGAACCGCAGCCCGTACAGGACGAGTTTGAATTCCAGAAAAATACCCAAATGAGGCAATTGGCAATTGACATAGAGTATTCTTTCATCCAGGGCACCTATGTAGCCACTACAAAGGCGCCAGCGGTGAACCAGAAAACCCGGGGAATTATTGAGGCAACCTCGACCAACGCAGTCGCGGCGGGCGGAGCCGGGCTCTCCAAAGATATTATTGATCAATTGCTACGGACCATGTGGGCAAGCGGCGCAATTATGACAGATCCCATTATCATGGTGAACGCTTTCCAGAAACAACAGTTTTCCGACATATATGGTATTGCCCCATCTTCCAGGACCGTGGGCGGGCTTAACATCGGGACAATAGAGACGGATTTCGGTCCTGTGGATATCGCTCTCAATCCACAGATGCCCACTGACACTGTGGAAGTAGTTGAATTATCCGTGTGTTATCCCGTTTTCTGCCCTGTTCCTGCAATGGCTGGAATACCCGCAGGGCTCATGGTGTTCGTAAATACCGCGATTACCGCCGCGCAAGTCGGCGGGTTCTGGTACACCCAAATTGGCCTTGATTACGGTGAGGAAAAATTCCATGGAAAAATCACCGGCTTGGCAACGAGCTAAGGGGGTACCATGGCAAGGAAAAACAATTATTTCAAGAAACTGACAGGCATAAATCCCCAATTCCGGGAATATATGCAAGACCTATACACAATCACACAACTTCCCCCTATCAGGGGAGAATGGTTTTACGTTGATCCCCAAAGCGGAGCGTCTACAAACGACGGGAAGTCGATAGAGAACGCATTCGCTAACATAACCAGTGCTTACGCCGCGTGCACATCCGGCGCCGGGGACGGGATAGTCCTTGTGTCATCCGGTACAACCACGGCGCATACAACGTCTTATCTTTTAGATGGAGAGGAGATGGACTGGACAAAGAACGCCATTACCGTGGTGGGCCTATCATCCGGTACAAAGCTTTTCGGACGGGCCCGGGTTGCCAATAAGGGCACAACCGGAGAAACACTCGCATATCTTATCGATGTACAGGGCGATAATAACTCATTCATCAATATCCATCTCGCCAACTACGGAACTGACGCGGCTGCGGTAGGCTGTCTTAAGGTTACCGGAAATAGAAACTATTTCAAGAACGTTCATGGGGTAGTGGGTATTGCGGCCGGAGCAACGGCGAATGAAAGAAGCCTTGAGCTTAACGCATGTCAAGAAAACACTTTCGAGGATTGTTCTTTCGGTACCGATACTGTCGACCGCGGGAATAATGCATCTGTTGATATTCTAATTACAGGCGCATGTGCAAGAAATAGATTTATCGATTGTGAAACAATTGCTCATGTTTCCACTGGTACCGTGAAAGGTGCGGTGAAAATAAACGCCACATCCGGCGGGAGACCGACAATTTTTAAGAACTGTTCGTTTATCTGTTTCGCTACTGCGCAGGCAGAGGCGGTTCTTATAGGTGGATCTAATGAGGCAATACTAATACAAAATTGTGTTGTTCTGAATTATAGCGCGTGGTGCGGATCGAGCAATCTCGTTTATGTTGACATGCCGGCAGCAGCGGCCTCAGCAGCGGGCGGAATCCCGACAACGGATTAAGGTGGAAATATGGCAGTAAAAGAAATGCTAAAAAATGATAGCAAGGTTTTTTTCGACGATACCAAGACTTTGCGCTGGCTTGATGCGTTCGGGCCGGATGTAGCGAAATACATCCTTGATGGAATATTCTCCACTGACGACACAACCGGAGATCCTACGCAATACACCATGACAGTGACAGAGGCGGGGTCCGGGAACACAACTTGTGTAAACGCGACAACCGCTGGGGATAATATGCTTATCACCACGGATGACGCGGAATACGACGGAATTAACCTCCAGGGAAAAGGCGAAAAGTGGAAGCTTGAATCCGGTAAGCCCTTATATTTCGGCTGTAAAATGAAAGTTTCCGACGCAACCCAGAGTGATATTTTCTTAGGGATCGCAGAGACCGATACGACTCTTATGGCAACCGCTACGGCTCACGCGATAGCCCTTGGTGGTGACGGCGTTTTCTTCTCGAAGCTGGACGGAAGTACAACCGTCGCATTCAAGAACTACCTTGACGGAGCCGAGACTAATACGGCCGACTATGGTACCGCCCTTGATACTGAATACCATGTATACGAATTCTATTGGGACGGGGAGAGCCTAAAGGGTTACATCGATAATACGTTGGTGGGCACATTCACCGGGAGCCTTGCAGATGGGGACATGACCCCCTCTGTCAATTTCCGGGCAGGTGCAGCCGCCGCGAAAACTATGACAATTGCCTGGATACGGGTAATACAATTAAGATAACGGAGGCATAATGCCGGAAGAAATTAAGACAGAAAAGCCGAAAAAAACGGAAAAAAAGAAGCCAGTCCAGGCAGTGGCCACAAAAAGGACAATACGCCGGGCGGTTGACGTGAGAAATTCAGAACTGCGCGACATCGCGGCAATACTCAAAATCAGGTCCCCCCTTCCCCGATCAAAGAAACAAAGGGAAGATCTGTTGATGAGAATAAGGAATAGACTAAGATGAGTGTGCGAAAACTAACACAGATAATGACCCAGGCCCAAGAGGCCCTCACAAAATATCTCGGGTTCATCGATTCCGATCATGCTTATATTCATGACGGGATTGCTTTTACAGCGATTATAAACACCGGGAGTATTTCGGCGGCTTATGACATAGCTTTCACGACGCCCACCGCAGACAGCGGGAAATATATTCACTGGCGGCCTATTGGAATAGATACCAGCGCCGATTATATTGATTATGTTATGCGGGAAGGTGATTCCTTTTCCGGCGGCTCCGATGTGACACCTATAAACCGAAATAGACTGTCTTCCAACACCTCGGAAATGCAAACCTTTGTCTCCAACGCGACAGCCACCCCGGCGGGTACAATCATACAACGGGGCGGGATAGGAACGGCGGGTAATCCTGCGTCAAGGACCGGTGGCGGGGCTGCGGCGGCTCAGGAATTAGTATTAAAGGCAAACACTAATTATGTGCTGACTCTCACACCCGCGGGGGCCACAGTTGCCAATCTTTCTTTATTCTGGTATGAAGAGGGGGCGGGAATCGACACGACATGAGTGTTAGACGTATAACGCAGATGATACGAAGATTTCTCACTAATAACGAACGGGGTGTAAGGATGTCAACTTATGCCACGGATTACATATATCAGGGGAAATGTTTTTCTATCTCTCAGCGGCTTACAGTCAGCAAGGACACTAATCTTTTTATGCTTTTCGACCCCACCAATTGTCAGGATGAAGGGCTTGAAGTCTCAGTATATCCGCCGGGTTTTGTGGCCGAGGGCGGACCCATCACGGTAGACTATTACACCGGGACTGATTATTCAGGCGGAGTTTCTTTCACCATATCAAACAGGGCTTATTATGGACCTTCAAATATAACAGAGGTTGCATACAATGCAACCGGATCCAATAAGGGGACGTTGTTTTCGCAGAACCTTATCCCCTCCGAGAAAAAAACGGGTGGTTCTGCCAGTGACCTGCTGGAATTTGTGCCGTTTCAAAAGTATAAAATCCTGCTGGAATTCGACAACACGGGTGAAAGTGATGCTATCTTGCTTATTCAATTCGTGTGGTTCGAGGTATAATATGGCAATAATTACGACCGCGCAAGTAAAAAGTTTTCTCGGTATCACGGGCAGTGATTATGACACAGCAATAGATTTTCACATTCCTTACGTCCAGAAAGATTATATTCAGATATGCAACTCTGGGTATGAGCTGGATGAATACATTTATATTAACGGGATTACAATTGCATTCAACAATCTGGACCCGGACACAATCACTGATAGTAATGATGGATTTGTGACGGCAGGATTTGAGGCGGGACATGACATCCTGGTTGAAGGCTCTGAAAGTAATGACGGAGAATATGAGATTGACACTGTGGCAGCCGGGACACTTACCCTTGCAAGCATAGAGGAATTGACAACCGAGGCAGCCGGGGAGAATGTCACTATCACGCGGTTAAAATGGATACAAGCCAACTTGTATTATGTGGCACAGATGGTCTGGCACCGCATAACCAGCGCGCAGAGAGCAGATGTGAGGAATGAGTCATTATCTCGCTATAGTGTTACCTATAACCAGAGCTCGGGCGGTTACCCGGAAAGCGTGGTGAACGGTCTTAAAGGAAAGAATGTGAGGATGTCATAATGAATAAGAAAATATATACAGTGATTGGAAGATGTATTGCCGATTGCGAGTACAGAGAAAAAGAAAAGGGTGATTGCACCTTAAAAAAGGTTATCCTTGGAAATGACGGAAAATGCGCCCAAATGAAACCAAAGAAAGAGTGAGGATGTCATGAACCCAGAACACCTATACAACACAACGGCAACCCGGTACATCTGGACCGCGTCGGACCCGGATACATACGGCAGCTCCCCAACTTATACTGAGGGGGATAGTTTTTCTTGTTTTTTCGACCGAGACGCCGGCTCCAGAACAATCACAAATCAGAAAGATACACCGGAGGGAACGCATTATATCAACTTTTCTTCCTCCGTTACTCTTACGGTAAAGGATGAGGTGGAAATCGCAAGCCAACGGTATGAGATAATCTATGTTGATAACCCGGCCAACAGGAATGAGTTTAACGAGGCGATATTGAGGATAAGGGAATGAGAATAAAAATACCCAAACAATTAAAGCTCATGGGCCAAACAATAAAAGTTATTTACGAAGAGGGCCTTTTAAAACGGGCCGATAGCGTGGGACATGCGCGATATAGAGAAAATACAATAGCCTTGCAGAAATCAACAGGAGCTTACCCATTAACCGACGAACAGATAGAAGAAAACTTTTTTCATGAGCTTTTGCATTTTATTTTTTTCAAACTCGATGAGACTGAAATGATGTCCAACGAAAAGCTGATAACTCAAATATCCGGCTTGTTACATCAGGCATTAAGGACCATGGAATGATTGAAAGCAACGTGGCGAAAAACTTAAACGAACACGAAAAAGCCCGGCTCCGGGGAGTGCTTAAGGTCTGCCAGGTCATAGAAGGTGCGGCGGTTATGCTCTGTCCGGTGGATAAGGGCGATTTACGTTCGGCTATCGGTTACGCCTGTAAACTCGGCTCATCGGCAGGGGCAAGAAAGCCCGGAAATGCTGACGGTATTGTGATTGCCAATAAGCGGCATGCAGCCCCGGTGGAGTTCGGTACCCGGCCCCATGTCATTACCGTTAAGAATGCACGGGTATTGAGTGACGGCAAGACGGTGTTTGGCACACGGGTGAATCATCCCGGGACACAAGCACAGCCCTTCATGAGGCCGGCATGGGATCAGAACAAGGGCAATTCTGACAGGATAATGAAATCTGAGTTAGGCGGCATTACGAAATGACAATAAGAGAAGCCATACACACCGACCTACACGATTATACAGCCTTGACCGATGTGGTGGGCCCGCGGATATATGAAATAGAAGCAGATGAAGGTGACTGGAGCAATTTCGTTGTGTGGTTCAAGGTGGATGACGCCCGCTACCGCAATAATGAAAATGTCACTATTCCTATCCGCCAAGCAAGGATGCAATTTTCATGTTATTCCGAGGATAGATTCGAGGCGCGGGAAATAGCCAACTTGATTGACAACCGCTATAATAATTATTCCGGTTCCCTTGCATCGGGTGTGAGTGTTCAGCTTTCACAGGTAATTGACGACCGCGACCAGGGGCGGGAAGGCGATTTTTTCCGGGTGGACCTGGATATAGCTTTTAAATATAGGACGGCGTAATGGATCTTAATGATATAGAAATTGATGAGAACCAGGAATATGAAATTAGTGAAGTCATATGTTTTCGGTGTAATAAAGTTTTTCTATCGGTCCGCATAAAAGATACACCGCTCGAAGACTTGGAATGTAATTGCGGGAAAGGCTTGATTTTCGAGACCAAGGATGAAACATGGATGAGAAAAATATAAAAAAGCTTGCAATTGTCGGATATGCTCACCCATCGAAAAACCGCGCGCCTTACGATAATCCGGATTATGATATATGGGGAATGAATCAGTACCCTTATCGTATACCACGGGCCACCCTCTGGTTTGAGATGCACTATTCTGATATTTTAGAGATACCGGAAGAAAGTTACCGGATATGGCTAAGGAATACGACAACCCCGGTGATTATGCAGAAAGAAAGCCCTGAAATACCGGCAAGTTTAGAATATCCCTTGGATGAAATAACGGCGGAATATGATCCTTTTTTCAATTGTACTGTTGATTATATGCTTGCCATGGCGATTTTTTCCGGGAAAAAGCATATTGAATTATACGGCATACACTGCCTTAATGAGTATGAATACGAGAAAAAGGGTATTGAGTATTGGCTCGGTGTCTGCCGAGGGAAAGGAATCAAGTTTTTCCTGCCGGATGAGGCCGATATTTTATGTCCTGTTTTCTATGGATATAAGGAGATGTAAGATGAAAAAACTTGTTGACGTAAAAATGATAGTCAACACAAAGAATAGCAACATTGGTGATATACGCACTATCCCACACGAAAGAGCGCGGGTGTGGGTGTATCAATTAAAAATTGCCGAGTATGTAAAAGAGCAAGGCAAGAAAGGAAAGATAGATGGCGAATCAAACAACAGTACAGAGTAATGACGCTCTACGCTGGGGCAGCGCTAAAGTAGAAATTGCCCTGAAAAGTGACGGGTTCGGATCGCTCCAGAATCTAGGGGCAATCCGCGAATTGGTAATTACAGAAACGTGGAACCCGGTCACGGTAAACAGCGATAATGCCGGAATAATCCGGCGGTCAATAAACAGCCAAATGGCTGATATAACATTCATCTGGCTTGAACCGGAATTGTCCAAGCTTAATAAGCTGCGTGGCGGGCTGGATACTTACGGAACCACAGCGGCAACGCCCACGGCGGTTATAGATGAGGAAGTTGTATTGGATGATATCGATTTTACCCGCCTTGCTTATAAAAATGCTGATAATACTGTAGTCACCTCTATTGTCGTTACCACCAACGCGGCTACCCCGGTGACACTCACGAAAGATACCGATTATGGCGTAGGCGTGGACTCTGCCGGATGGACCGGAATCGTTAGAATTGCCGGGGGTGCCATAGGTGACGGGGACACAGTGCTTGTAGATTATAGCTACACGCCCGCGAGTCAGAAAACCTTATCCACGGGCGGTATTAATATTATAGATCCAATCGTCATGAGATTCACTAACACAAACGAGAGCGATAAGGAATTGAGGGTGGATGTGTATGAGGCTACTATCAATGCAGGAATGATCCTCACCTATCTTTCAGATCAGGGGGAGGACGTCAACCCGTTCACCGTTGCAGCACAAGCGGTGCTTGATGAATCCCGAACGGCAGGGGATCAGCTTATGAAACTGTATGACGCACAGGCGGTAACTTGATGAGTGAAACATGTATACTCGACTTGGATAGTTTTCAGAAAGAAAAAAGATACATTCTCATAGCCAGGGAAAAAATATTCATTAAAAAAGTGCCGGCCATGTCTACTATACTCTATGAGCAAGTAATCAAGGAAGGCGCCGAGATGGAAACCCTTGAAGACTCGAAGGCTATAATGGAAAAGGCTAAGAGGGCGGTACTCATCGCGATCAATTACGGGAGTGAAAAAGAATACACAGAAGAATGGCTTTATGAGCGATGTGAATATTCGGACCTGACGAAAATACTCGGCGCTATTCATGCACCCCTAAAAAAAAAGGCACAAGCAGAAATAGCGGACTCGTAATATTATGGGGGCGTTTTCTTAATGTACTTATGCTGCACTATCCGCAGCTTTCTTCTGATGATTTGCTTTTACGCCGGTCTTTCGAAGAATGGATTGACATGTATGTAGCTATTGGAAAGGATTACAGTGAACACATAATGAAAAAAGCCCCGAAAAAAACAGACCCTTGGGGTAACTTCATGTCTCCAGAGGTGAATGTAGTGAAGCCCCCGAAAAAAACAGAAAAGGTAGAATGGCGTAGAGTATGACAGGCGGCGAACTGGGTGTATTGTGGTGGCTTATAAAAGCCGATTCAAAACAATACGAAAAAACAGTAAAGGACACAGAAAAAACCGCAAGCAGCGCAAATAAGAAGGTTGAAAAATCCTTTGTTGAACTTGGCGCCACCATGGCGATCGCAAAGGGTGTATTCGACCAGATTGCCGCAGGGGTCGGGGAACTCATCAACGCCTATGCCGTGCAGGAACAAGCTGAAAAACGACTTGGCGCTGTAATTACCGCTACCGGTCATGCTGCCGGATTCACTCTTGAAGAAATGAAAGCAATGGCGGAGGAAATGCAATCCGTCACAACTTTCGGTGATGAGATGGTGTTAGGCGCACAGGCAATACTTGCAACGTTCAAGAGCATTTCGGGTGACATTTTCCCCAGGACAATAGAAGCCGCCGCCGACCTCTCCGCCGTATTCGGGCAATCTCTCCAGCAATCTACCACTATGCTCGGGAAGGCCCTTGAAGATCCTATTGCAGGAATGGGAGCACTTAGGCGGGTAGGCGTCACCCTCTCCGCGCAGACACAGAAACTTGTTAAAGATTTTGTGGCCCTCGGAGATGTGGAAGCGGCACAAAACGAAATATTAAAAGCGGTCGAGGGGCAGGTAAAAGGTACCGCTCGGGCCATGGCAACCGAAGGGACCGGGAGCATAATTCAATTCGAAAACGCAGTTGGCGATTTAAAAGAGGAATTGGGAAAACTTATAGTAGATACTATTCTCCCTGCCGTAAAAGGGTTAACTGATTTCAAGGACGCGGGAAGTGACTTGATAGGAGTACTAGCCACTCTCCTTTCTCCATTGACTGGAATAGTAAAACTCGTAGGTGAACAAATCCAGCTATACTCAAATGCATATAACGGGATTAAGAAACTTGTAACCGGGGAGAAGGAACACACAGAAGAAATTATCAAGAGTACTAAAGCCATAAATGATCATAGAGCAGCCTCGGCGGAACTTAGGAAAGAAAGGGAGTGGAAAAGGGCACAAGCCAAGAAAGAAGCTGCAGAGGAAGAGGAAAGACTTGAAAAAGTCCAGGCTTTACGTGAAGAATATGCGGACAAGTATCGGGAGCTCCAAGAAACTGAACTTGAAAGACTGAAAGCCGAAAGAGACGCAGCCCTCGAAAGAGCTGAGGAAATAGGCGCCGGAACATATGAAATCCGGCGATATTACAAAGCCCTCATAAAAGAAGAGGAAGAGCAGGAAGAACAGGAACAGCAGGAAAAAGAAGAGGAGCAACTTGAAAAAGAAAGGGATAAGCATCAAGAGCGGTTGGAAAACAGGAGAGCGGGCGAAAAACTCTACACAGAGTATATGGCCGACCAAACAAAAAAGAGAAATGAGCTGTCAGAGAAAGCCAAGGAAGAGGAAAAGAAA